ATGTTGTATAGCATCTCGATGGACTCGAGCGCTTGGTCGCGTTGGTCTGCGTCAATAAAAAACTTAGCGTCAGACACGTGGTTGTGCGCTTGCGCCAGTAATGATTTGCTAGATAGCTGTGTCATGTGTTTTTCTCCTTGAGTTTGTCTTCGATCATGCAGGCAATTTCCCATCGTTGCTGACGACTTAGAATTATTTTGTCTCGTTCATCATCCGTCAGCCCAACCCATGTGCGCGGCTTCTCAAAGTATTCGCGTGTCGAGTCAATAGACAGGGCTAGCGCTTCCACGTTCTCCCACCATGCTTCCTGACTTAGCTGGTCAATCGCATCCCACACACCAACGCGATTCTTATCCAGTATGTCAACAACGCGCTCGTCACTGCTACCGATCAGGTCATACAGCCTTACCGCCTCGTCAATAGTTTCAACGCCCCACGTATGGTGCAGTAGCGATGCGGCTTTCGCCGCGTTTGAAATCTTACTCATTGCTCTCTCCTTTTCATGTAAGTAATCAACGTCTTAACACCACGGCATTTGTTTCGGTGGCCGCGTATCCACCACAGGCCTGTGCTTGGCCAGAAGTCAATCGTGTCTGCTCCTTTCTGCAACACTAAATGAATACCTGAGTTGTGAACTGTGAACTCTATGCCAGCGGCTTGCAACCGCATGGTCGACTGCTTCATGTTGCTACGCTTCTTCTCTTGCTTGGCTTGCCGCCACTCGTTAAAGACTTCGCCCATGTCACCCATTGTTTAACTCCGCTGGTATCTCCACCTCATCACCCAAGGATGTAACGTAGCACCGCATAGCGGCGATGAGTGGTGTGGAGCCGTAGGTTGGCAGTCGAAAGTCTCTAAAATCAATCCTTGCCGCCCACATACCTTCGATAGCCGTAGACTGCCAAACACCAATCTTCTCCCTCTCAATGATCGGCCCGCCTTGTGCCCAGTCGGTTGATGGGCTGAAGTTAAATTCCTTGAAGTCAAACACATTGTTTGTGTTGGCCGCTAGCGACCCCTCACATTTCGCCACCGCCCAGTCAAGTGCGGCTCCACTTAGTTCACTTGTTTTCATTTGGCTATCTCCTAAAAATGGGGTGACTACACCCCGTTAAACAGGGAGGGGGTACCCCCTCCCACGAAAGAAAGACACTGGTCGTTTACAGAAGGGCAGGCAGCATCGGCACGCCAGTCACCTTGACCTCTGGCTCCTTGCGCTCCCACTCCAAGTAGTAAGCCATGACCTCGGCAACAATCGCAGACGCACGCCCGTCACGCACGAAGTCGTGCATCGCCGCAACATCACCATCCATCAGCGCAAGGTAAATGTCCTCCTCGTAAGAGGTCAAGTCCTCAGCCTTGGTGAAGCGCGTAGCGCTTGCCTTGAAGTTGTGCATGATGGTGTTGATGGTCGTGATGGGCAACTCCTCGAGCAGATACTCAAGTGAGTCAACGTCAGACTCGAACAGGAACTGTGAAAGGTTCTCGATCGACAACGCTGTCTCGGCATAGCCGTCTTTGGTAATGGCTTCGTTCTCGTCATCCCAAGTGAACGCTTCCTCGTCATACCCTGCCTCGTGTGCCTTGGGTGTGTGCGTGAGCGCTGTGTTGAGGTTAGCGCCGTGGCCACGATAGCCGTACATCTCGTCGTCATAGTCGCCGTCAAGGTAGGCGTTGTATGAGTTGTTGTAAGCAGTAGCGTAGCGCTTGGTGTGCTTGCTCGAACGGAAGTAGTTGGGGATGAGCTTGGTCGGAGTCCATGCGTAGGTATTGCTGAACCACAAGCCGTCATGCTCGATGCCTTGGTCATAGTTGACATGAGACATACGACCCTCACCATCCATGAACACGAAGCGATTGTCGCCAATGAACTCGGCAACCATAGTCAAGAACCCCTCGTTGTGGATGAGGGTAGGCGCGTCATGCACAGCCTCACGCAAGTAGTCTTGAATGAAGTGATACGTATCACTACGCGCTGTGTCCTTGGCGTTACCTGTGTGCAAGATGCCGTTGTGCATCATTGAGATGTAGCCGGGCGTGACGTCATAGGGGTGGCAGTTGTGCAAGTCGGTGTGACCATGCGTAGTCCAGCGGAAGTGAATAGCCAAGTCGCGGTCATCGTTGGGTAGCTTGCGGATGAAAGCCGTTGCGTCACCTAGATTCTTGGGCAGCGTCTTGATGACACGCAAGCCTTTGGTCGAGCCATACATGATGCCGATACCGTCAGGGTTGGAAGAATACACATCAGCCAACATACCATGTGTGTTGAGCAGAGTAGAACGGATTTGAGCAGATTTGCCAGTAATGATGAGACACATAAGAAACTCCTGATTAGATTGTTGAAAGTGTTTGTTGAAGGATTTGCTGGCGAAGGTCATTCGCCATACGGGTTGCGGCTACACGCCCAAGCGTGTCACCTCGTTGAGCACAACGACTTGCTTCCTGCACAGCCGCGTTAAAGCGTTCGGCAAGTGACAGCGTTGGTGTAGGCTCGCGCCGTGTTACAGGCACATCGAAGAACAGGTTGTAGTGAACGCCCCGAACAGGGCTATCGTTTACCCATGCCATGTCATAGCGTTCAGCACGATAGGTCGTATACGCATCAGCGAACTGTGCGTCTATCTCTGCACGTCTACGTGCCTCAGCTATTGCATACTGCCTGTCACGTTCTTCACGCTGGCGCTGTAACTCAGCACGCTGTTCGGGCGTGAGTAAGCTCAGACGAGTTGCCTCGTCAACAGCCCTACCCCTGCGCGTTGTCCTAGGTTCGGGAAGGAACGCTACGACGTCAGTCGCCCTCCACAGTTTCGGGTTGGTCTTCGCATACCGCTTGCTTGCCCTCGTTGCACACAGGCACACGACGACGAACGCCATACCAGTCAGCGAGGTGTGGATACAAGCCAGCGGCTGAACCCTTGAGCCACTTGAGGAAAGTAGTCTGGTTAAGCTCACGCCACGATGCAACACGACAGAACATGACAGCCGCATGGGTGAACTCGATCTGTGCAAGCAAGCGTTCTTTCTTGAGTGACGCGCGGAAGATGCGAACCTCGACAGTATCGTAGCGACCCTCATCGAAGCGATTGCCAAAGCCGAGGCGGTTGGACTCACGCACAGACAAGTTCTGCAAGTTGACCATGCGATAGCGCTCATACGACTTACCCTTGACAGCCTTGCTTGGATTGACAAGCACTTGCTGATCTTCAGCCGCCGCATAGGTGCGAGCTTGGTCATCACGCTCGGGGTGTCGACCTGCAATCTTGCGGATGAACTCCATGTTGTTGCGGTCGTTGATGAACATGATGAACTTGCCGAGCGTCATCTGAGTGAACGCATGACTGTCGATGTGGATGTGCATACCGCAACACTTACGATCCCATGCACGATACGAGCTGTTGACATTCCACGCCTTGAACCTGCGAATGTGCTCGGGCAAGCCACGAGGTGCAGTCACAATCTCCAAGCCGCCGTCAGACAGCGAGCCGTCATACTTGCACACACAGTAGCCGTCACCGAGTTGGTCACGCACATCAGTAACAGCCGAACGCACACGACCCTCGGTGGTCATCTCGAACTCGATACCCATCAAGAACTCGCCGTGTGGTGACGACTTGATCTTAGGGTCAGGGCTGATGTGGTTGAGTACATTGGTTGAATACTCCAACAGGTCGTCAGGGTCTTGACTCTCATCGTCTTCGTCATCGCGGTCATACGAGTAATACGCATCGTGTCGGTCAGACCAGTAAGCGTCATCGCGTGGCCAATACTCGTCACGATCTTCGACATACACAGCCTCGTCGTTGAAGCATGACTCGCACCATGTATCGCCACGCACCTCGTGTGTGTCATCGTTACGCTCGAAGTGACCACAGTCGCAATAGGTGACGCCCATGTCTATGCGGTGGTTGGTGTCGAGCGCTTCCTTGATGCGGTCGAAGATGGGGTTGAGTGGTATGCCACGCACAGATGCGCCATTGTCAACGAAGAACTCATCGAGCGAGTCGGTGTCCTCGTCTTTGATTGCACGATTGACAACAGTTGCCAAGTCACGCATCGCTTGCTTGCCACTCAGGAACAGCGATGGGTTGGAGTGATAGCTACCCTTGTAGTGAATCTGAGCGTCGCTGGTGCGTGACCTACCCAGTAGCCGCAAGCTACGCATATTGCGGATGCGCTCGATGCAGTTGTCATAGGCGCGGTTCTCGCGGTTGCTCATGTACAGTCGGCTGAGCATGGAGTCCACATACCAATAAGCCTCGGGTGTGGTGGTGAACCACTTGCGTTGCATCGGCGTCATCTCGGTCATGTGCACATTGAGTAGCTCGTTTGCGAACTGATGGCGGAACTCCTCGAAGAAGTGCGCCTCGTCGCGCACGCCGCCTAACACGCCGTTGCTTGTGCCGCCAAGATAGGTGTCGCCGTTAGAGTCACGAGGGTCGTCATGGAACGCATTGGCTTGGTGCGACAACACTTCCTGATACATGAAGTATTTGGTCGTGCGCATGATGTAGAAGCGCTTGCTCAGCAGCTTGCTAGGTGTGCGAGCAGAACGAGTTTGAAAAGTCAGATAGAAATAACGCATGATGTTCTCCTTTGGTTTGCGTTAGTGGGACAAATGTCCCAGAATGGTTGTGGTTTGAACTGGGCGTTTCCGCGCCCCCACAAAAGAAAGACACTGGTCGTCAGAGGGGGCTCACCCCTCGCTCACCTCCTTGCTTACGGGCTTTCCTGTTTGGTTGGCTATGGTTAATAACAGAGCTGTGCACAGCTCATCGAAGTCTTTACCTTGTAGCGTCTCGTGCTCAACGAGCACAGCTACTGTGATGCCGTCTATCTTCATGGTCACTGATTTCATACTGACTCCTTTGTGTCATCTGTGTCGGTGTTCAAATCAACGAATGGATAGTCGTCACTGAGAAACGAATCATCTACGCTCACGAGCTTGAGCCTGTCGCCTGCATCCCATACATACACATCTGCATCTTGGGGTAGCACCGACAAGGCGCGCACTAAATCTCCTACTTTCATACTTCCTCCACAACTTTGATTACCTCACGCGCACACTCACGCCATGCGGCAGGGTGGATGAGCGTGTTCTCTGGTAGCTCAGCGTCTTTCATCTTGAGCGCGTACTCATACAAGGCTTGTGCCACGAACGCACGCCCCAAGGCGTTGTCATTCATAAAGTCGAGCAGTCGTTTCGTTTTCATTTTGTTTCTCCTTGTGGTTGCATAGCTACCTGCGTCAACAGGCGGTCGTTGAACGACTTCAACCTGTTAATCCTCTCCTGCACCTCGCCTATCTTGGTGTTGCGAAACGCCTCGTCGTGGCTGGCGTAGCGTGTGTCTACATACTCACGCACAGGGGTGCGTTGCTTGAGGTGTTCCCTCATCGCCCACAGCACGGCTTGGGCTGTGTCTGCCGTCAGTTTTATCTCAATCATTTGCTTTCTCCCACGCCCAAGGCTTCAAGGCGTTTGATGCAGTCCTCGATCGCAGGTATTGCGTCAGCAGGGGTGCCATGCTCAAGGTCATAGAGCGCCCCGTTGAGCTGTTCCCATATAGCTTGCAGGTTTTCAATGGTTGGTTGTGTCATTTTGTTTCTCCTTCGGCTAGTAGCGGTAAGGTGCGCGGCGTAGCCAGTTCCTCGCACCCTTTGTGGGACAAATGTCCCAGAATCAATAGAAATATCCATGCCATGTGACAGGCAGGGCTTCGCCTACCTTCGCGTCTTGTATCCATGTCAGGGCTTGTCCAATGTTTAACACCTTGTCGGTGTACTTGTCGATCTGTTCCTGCTCGCCGCCCATCTTGGCGACATCGAGCTGATGCTGTGCCTGCGCTAGTTCCTTCTGTGTCCGTGTCAGCAGGCGTGTGTGTAGCTGTGACCACAGCGTTTTGGGGACGGTGCGCTCAAAGGGTAGTTTCTTCTTAGCCTTGAGCTTCTTGGGTATGGCATCGAACAGCAGGCTGATGCGGTTCTTCTCGCTTGGGGATACCCAGTCTGACCAATGCACCCCGTTGTTGGGTCGGTTCGCGGCACGCGCAATCTGATATGGCGTGAAGTCACGCGCCCTTTGTTGCAGGGTCATCTTGCCCACCAGCTTGTCGAGCGTAGCGTGATAGGCATCCAGTGCAATCTTGCGTTCTTCCGATGCGGGGTAACGCATCAGCGCCTTCACATTCTTGCGCTCATACTTCAATGGCAGCATCAGTTCTTCCCACATTCGGTCATGCTGGAAGATTTTTCCACGCTGTTTGCGCAAGGCTGATTTCTGTTCGGCAACGATGCGCATGATTTCCTCAATGGCTGAGCCGTGGAGTTTGCGCTTTTGCAAGCGGTTGAGAAGTTCATTCTCTGTGAGTTTCATGTAATGACGAAAGCGAAGTCGCATGATTTATCCCTTTTGAAAGACAAGGTGAGGTCAGTTTTCCCAAAAGTGTCCGTGATTTCACCGAGTGGCTACCAACTCGGACACTCCGCAAGCCTTGTGTGGTGCGGGTTGCGAGGGAAAGTGACCTAATTGTATATCGAATTTCCACAATGGGCTAAAGCAAACAAAGAAAAAAGAGTCCGCACAAAAGACGGAAAGAACACACATATATAAATACTCCCCTATATATATAAATATATTAGAAAAAGATATATATAAAGGACGATTTTTGGCGACACGCCCAATCCATGCGGGTTGGGAAGTGTCTGAGTTGGTAGCTAGTCGGTGCAATCTTGGCACACCCCTGAAAAACAAGATTCTTCCGACTGCCAGACATGGTTGTGGGACAAATGTCCCAGAATCAAGCAAACAAGTCTTGTTGCACGGGCAACAAGTCCTTGCCCCACACACGCAAGTGTGCCTCGTCACGGAACACAAGACCGCGCTCGTGCACTCGGTCTTTGCGGTAGACCACAACCATGTAGCGTGAGCCGCCATGCGGGTAGTGGCGTTCCATGCGGTAATCAAAGCCGCCTTTGGTGAGGGTGCCGACTTGTTCGATGCGGTAGGGTAGGTAAGTTCTCATGGGTAAATCTCCTTTGACATGAAAGTGAACAGCGCAAGAGCCTCGCCCCTGCGCTTCCTTGGAAAAATCATCGTGGGACAAATGTCCCAGAATCACAGAGCAGCCAAGCAAGCCTTTGCTTGCGCCACGCTGTCGAACATAGCCAAGAAGTCCTTGGCGGCTTTGCGTTGTGCCCGTGTGTAGTGCGCCTTGCTGTGCGACTGTGCGGGCTGTTCACCGAATCCAACATCAGCGAGTAAGCGGTTCAGCGCCTTGCGTGCTGTCTCGAACTTCGGGTGCGTTGCATCCATCACCTTGCGACCTTGTGCGCTCTTGTCCCCGTCAACGAGTGGTATGTTGTATTTGGGGAAGCTCGCCACCGCTGGAAGCATGAGTGCCCTCGCTTCCTCGCGGGTCTTGCCTGCGCAGTCCTTGCGCAGTCTGTCGATTGCGGCGGCGTAGTCGTGTGCCGCTGTAAGTGCTTTGTGTGTGTTAGCTTTGATTGACATAGTCGTTCTCCTGATTGTGGGACATTTGTCCCAGATTGATAAAGAGCCAAGGCTGTTGCCCTGACACTTTCAGTAGAACATGACGGGGTTTGTGGCATGGTCATATCCAACCCCTTGAAACCCCACCCTACCCCCACCAACCCATATATTGATGTGCCGTGCTGTCCGCCGTGAACACTGTTTCGTAACCATCCTCAGTATTTTTGTAATTCTTTGTTCTTATTTACGAAAACGTCGGTACTTATGCACAACTACCGACACAAATCCAGATTAATCATGGGTCCCATACCACCCCAAAAATTTTCTAAAAAATTCTGGCAATTCTTTGTCTAATGCTATACACTGCAGGTGTTGGGGGAACGCAGACATACCGGATGACGCTTTAAGGGTTGGGGGAACTTGGCCGTAGCGCACATCGAGGTCGGGAGGCGACGTATTCGGAAGCCGTAACCTTGGGAACCCGTGCGGGGCTGAGTCGACGCAGCCTCCTTCAACAACAAAAATTCGGCGGGTAGGTCAAGTTGACCCGGACGGTCTCATAAGCCGTATCGAGCGTGGAGCGTTACCACGACCCGCAACCCGAATGTTGGTGAGTGCGCAGACTGATGCGCGATGATAGATGGTGCGTTAAAAGAGACCGTGGACGTGGTAGCGGCGGAACACTCAGGCATCAGAGCCTACCAAAGCTGGAGATCAGTACCAGCCACCAGCGCCTCGCATAAGCCGAAGGCTCGACGCTTAATCTACCGCGTCTGAGGTGCGCCTACCAAGAAACAGAAAGGCATAAAAAAACCCCAGCCATTTCTGACTGGGGTTTCAAAGAGTCCCGGAAAAGACCCCAAAGGAGAAGCAATGAAGCAACTGCTTGCAACACTACCGGAAGTAAGTGTACACTACCAGCACCGGGACCGCAACCCGCAACCTTCATAGGAACAAATGCTCGATCACTTGCTGGATTTTGAACCCCCTGTGCAACCGCACAACTCCCGCGCCGCCAAGGCGTTGGACAAGGCTTCGCCGGACGAAATCCTCAACGCACAAGTAAACACCACCGCATGGATGGAAAAGCTCGGCATCGACGACGATGACCAAGCGCTCAAAGAGGCCAACACCAAGGCCGCCCAAAAAGTCTTCACAGCGCTGGCCACAGCCGCGCCAGCACAGGAAACGAAGACGCAGCTCACCACAATCAAAACGCCAGAGGCAGTGCGCCATCTGGTAGCCATGCTGTCCGCATACGACTGGGAGTTCGTTGAGCAGGCCAAGAACCTGCGCGGCATGGCCGTGGCCAAGATTCTGGAGGAGACAAACCACCCCGACGCCCGCATCCGGTTGAAAGCGCTGGACATGTTGGGGCGCGTGACTGAGGTGGCGTTGTTCACCGAGCGCGTCGAGGTCAAGCAAACAGACCTGTCCGACAGCGAAATTGACAAGAAGATCAAGGAGAAGCTCAACAAGTTCATGGGGGTCGTGGACGTTGAAGATGTGAGCGAAGTAAGTGAGCAACCACTAACTAACGACGATGAACCTGAGCAAACTCAACCTGACGCCTAAAGAGGCCAAGGCCCTTCAAGCCGCGCTCCCCACCATGACGGTGGCGGAGAAGATGGAGCTTATGGACATGCTCGAGGAGCGCGAGCGCCGCCAGTCGTTGTACAGCGCCCGGGACAATATGATCGACTTTGCCAAGCATGTCTATCCGGGGTTCAAGGTCGGGCCCCAGCACAGGAAGCTGGCCAAGATTTTCCAAGACGTGATCGAGGGCAAGAAGAAACGCGTCATCATCAACATTGCGCCACGTATGGGTAAGTCGGAGTTCTCCTCCTACCTGTTCCCTGCTTATTTTTTAGGCAAGTACCCCAACAAGAAGATCATCATGGGCACCCACACCGCGGGGTTGTCAGAGGACTTTGGCCGGCGCGTGCGTAACTTGATTGACAGCGAGGAATACCATGAGGTTTTTCAAAACACTCAAGTGGCCGCTGACCAAAGTGCTGCTGGTAAATGGTCTACTTCTCTCGGCGGCCAGTATTACGCTGCTGGTGTTGGCGGTGCTCTTGCCGGTCGTGGCGCTGATTTGTTCGTTATTGATGATCCTCACAGTGAACAAGACGTCAAAATAAACTCACGTCTAGCGTTTGACACGGCGTGGAATTGGTTCCAAACGGGCCCCTTGCAACGCTTGATGCCGGGCGGTGCGATCATTGTCATCATGACAAGGTGGTCCTTGCTGGACCTGACTGGCCGCTTGATTGACTACCAGACCAAAAACCCCGGGTCCGTGCCATGGGAGATCGTTGAGCTACCCGCGATCCTCAACGAAGGCGAAGAAAACGAGAAATCCTTGTGGCCAGAACAGTGGCCGCTTGAGTTGTTGAAGGCGACCAAGGCGTCAATCGACCCGCAGTACTGGAACGCGCAGTACATGCAGCAGCCAACGAGCAACAACGCGGCGATCGTGTCCAGAAAGAGTTGGCGAATCTGGGAAAGTGACGAGCCGCCTGAGTGCGAGTACGTGATTCAGTCATGGGATACGGCGTTTGAGACGAAAAACCGGTCCGACTACAGCGCGTGCACAACGTGGGGCGTCTTCTACAACGAGGAAGAGAACATGAAACCGCAGGTAATCCTGCTGGATGCGTTCAAGGACCGCATGGCCTTCCCAGAATTGAAGCAAATTGCGCTGAAACACTACCGTGAGTGGGACCCAGACGCGTTTATTGTGGAAAAGAAGGCTGCTGGCGCGCCGCTGATTCAAGAATTGCGCAACATGGGCATCCCGGTGCAGGAATTTAGCCCGTCCCGCGGCAACGACAAGATCGTTCGACTCAACGCGGTGGCTGATTTGTTTACATCGGGCAGTGTGTGGGCCCCTGACACGCGCTGGGCACGTGAAGTGATCGAAGAAGTGGCTGCTTTTCCCAACGGCGAGCACGATGACTTCGTGGATACGACGTCTCAGGCGCTGCTGCGCTTTCGACAAGGTGGGTTTATTTCACTAGAATCCGACGAACCCGATGAACCGCGCTACTTCAAGCGCACAACCCACGCTTACTATTAAGGACCGCCATGGCCACCAACATCGACAAAGCTCTTTTCCAGCAGCCGCAAGGCATAGAGGAACTAGCGCAGGAACACGAGCCTATTGAAATCGAAATCATCGACCCAGAAGCGGTCAACATCGAGGTAGGCGACCTCGAAATCAGCATGCACCCCGAGAAAGACGAGGAAGGCTTTGACGCCAACTTGGCCGAAACGCTTGACACGGCGGTACTGGAGTCCTTGGCTGGTGACTTGGACGGCGACATTAAAAACGACCTTGGCTCACGCAAAGAGTGGGAGAAAGCGTACGTCGAAGGCTTAAAGCTCTTGGGCCTTCAGTACGAGGAACGTACAGAACCTTGGAATGGTGCATGCGGTGTGTTCCACCCCATGATTACCGAGGCTGTGGTTCGGTTCCAGTCAGAGACGATTACCGAAACGTTCCCGGCTCAAGGCCCAGTCCGTACAAAGATCATTGGCAGAGAGACGCCGCAGAAACAAGAAGCCGCCGTGCGAGTCGAAGACGACATGAACTACGAACTGACCGAGGTCATGAAAGAGTTCCGTCCCGAACATGAGCGCATGTTGTGGTCGCTGCCAGCCACTGGCTCGGCGTTCAAGAAAGTCTACTTCGACCCCAACCTTGGACGCCAAGTTTCGATGTTCATCCCCGCGGAAGACATCATCCTGCCCTACGGCACCACAGATTTGGACACCTGCTACCGCCTGACCCACGTCATGCGCAAGACAGAGAACGAAATCATCAAGCTCCAGCAAGCTGGGTTCTACCGCGACATTGAGTTGCCTGACCCCACCAAGGAGCAGACCGACATTCAAAAGGCCAAGGACAAGGAAACTGGGTTCAGCGCCAACGATGACGACCGTCATGTGTTGTATGAAATCCACGTTGACCTCGTTCTGAAAGACGACGAGTACTGCGAGTGCGACGACAAGGGCGAACCAATCGGCATCGCGCTGCCGTACGTGGTGACCATGTTGAAGGGCACCAATGACGTTTTGGCCATCCGCCGCAACTGGAAAGAAGACGATGAACTCAAGCTCAAGCGACAACACTTCGTCCACTACCAATACATCCCCGGCTTCGGAGCCTACGGCTTCGGCCTCTTCCACCTCATCGGCGGCTACGCCAAGTCAGCCACCTCAATCATGCGTCAGCTGGTGGATGCTGGAACACTATCGAACCTCCCCGGCGGCCTCAAGTCACGTGGACTTCGCATTAAGGGTGATGACACTCCGATCGCCCCCGGCGAATGGCGTGATGTAGACGTTGGCTCTGGCCAAATCCGCGACTCGATCCTGCCGCTGCCGTACAAGGAGCCCTCTGCCGTTCTGGCTGGGTTGATGGACAAGATCGTCGAGGAAGGCCGTCGCTTCGCCGCGACCGCGGACATGAAGGTGTCGGACATGAGTGCGCAGGCACCGGTGGGCACCACGCTGGCTCTGCTCGAGCGCCAGCTCAAAGTCATGTCTGCCGTACAGGCGCGCATGCACTATGCGTTCAAGCAAGAACTCCAGTTGCTGGCTGCCCTGATCCGCGACTACACCGACGAGGACTACGACTACGAGCCAGAACAAGGTCCAGCCAAAGCGAAAGCCAGCGACTATGCCCACGTTGACATCGTGCCTGTGAGCGACCCCAACGCTGCGACCATGAGCCAGCGCGTGGTGCAGTACCAAGCTGTGATTCAGATGGCCCAGATGGCTCCGGACATTTACGACCTGCCACAGTTGCACCGCAATATGTTGGAGGTGTTGGGTATTAAAAACGCTGACAAGCTGGTGCCGCTGCCCGAGGACGAGAAGCCCAAGGACCCTGTGTCCGAGAACCAAGCAATCCTCAAGCAAGCCCCTGCCAAGGCGTTTTTCTTCCAAGACCACGCAGCTCACTTGGCTGTGCACATGTCAATGAAGCAAGACCCAACGATCGCCGCGCTGATTGGACAAAACCCCAACGCGCCAAAGATCATGGCCGCGCTGGATGCCCACATTGCCGAACATGCTGGTTACCAATACCGTCAGCAAATCGAGCAGCAGCTCGGTATGCCACTGCCTGCTGAAGATTCCAAGCTGCCTCCAGAAATCGAGGTGTCGCTGTCTGGCATGTTGGCGCAAGCTGCCCAACAAGCGCTGGCGCAGAACCAAGCCACGGCTCAACAACAGCAAGCCCAGCAGATGGCACAAGACCCTGTTGTACAAATGCAACAGCAAGAATTGCAGATCAAGCAAGGCGAGCTGCAGTTGAAGATGCAAGAGTCACAAGCCAAGTTGAAGATTGCCGAAGCAGAGCTTCAGCTCAAAGCACAAGAGCTGCAATCCAAAACAGCTTTGGAAGCTGCCAAGGTGGAGAACACCAAGGAGCAAACACAAGCACGCATTCGCTTGGACGGTGTGAAAACCGCCGGCGACATGTACAACAAGCAACAGCAAAGCAACCCCGACCTTGTGGCCCAAAAAACAGCGTTAGACATGCAAGCGGCTCGCGACCGTATGGCCATGGAGTCGCAAAGACATGGACAAGCCCTGACACACAAGGAGCAGGTACATGCACAGAACTTGAAGCACCAACGTGCACAAGCAAAAGCCCGACTCGAGCAGTCGAACAAACCACCGGAGAAAAAGGAGAAACCTACTAAATGATCCAAGAATTCGCACGTGTGTTGCGCGAACAAATACGCACCGACATGAACAACTACGCTGACGACTGCGCAGGTGGTGCATGCCGTTCCTTTGAGGAATACCAAAAACTTTGCGGGGTGATTCAAGGCCTAGCCACCGCAGAGCGTTACATCCTTGACCTTGCAGAGAAAGTCGAAAAAGCAAATGAGTGAAATCATCCTGCCCCCCGGTATTAGTTTGCCGCCCCACATCCAACCCGTTGACGGCCCTGCCGAAGACGCTGATGACGAATCCAAAGCCAGTGCTTTGCCAACCCCCGTTGGACACAAGCTGCTGTGCGTAGTACCAGAAGTCGATGAAAAGATTGCTGGCACCTCGCTGGACTTGGTTCGTGACATGGCCACCCTGCGCCAAGAAGAACATGCCACAACAGTTCTTTTTGTGTTGCGCGTTGGGCCTGATGCCTACAAAGACACCGAACGCTTCCCCGGCGGCCCATGGGCCAAAGAAGGCGACTTTGTGCTTGTGCGCACCTACACAGGTACGCGCTTCAAGATATTCGGTAAGGAATTCCGCGTGATTAATGACGATCAGGTGGAGTGTGTTGTGCAAGACCCTCGCGGCTTAACCCGCGCATAAGGAGTAGAAATGGCTGGTCCAAGAGACGAGTTCAAGTTCCCCGATGAAATCGAGGACGACAAGAACGAACTGAAAATCGAGGTGGAGACCGACGACGATGACGTCGAGGTTGAAATCGTAGACGACACCCCTGAAAAGGATCGTGGCCGTCGACCACTGGAGCGTGAGGTTGAAGACCCCACGGACGAGGAAATTGAGTCATACACCCAAGGTGCACAAAAGCGCATCAAGGAATTGACACATGCCCGTCACGACGAACGTCGAGCCAAAGAAGCTACTCTGCGCGAGAAACAAGAGCTGGAGCGCCTTGCACAGCAATTGATCGAAGAGAACAAGCGCTTGAAGCAGCACGCCAACACGAGCACAGAACAGGTCAGCAAGTACGCGCAGTCCGCTGCCGAGGCTGAACTGGAGAAAGCGCGTCGTGATTTGCGAGCTGCACAAGAGTCGTTTGACACTGACGCCATCCTTGCAGCCCAAGAGGCCATGCTTGATGCCAAGATCAAGATGGAAGAAACGAAAAAATTTCGTCCAGCCTCTTTACAAGTTGAAGAAGATGATGTACAAACGAACTACCGCGAACCCCAACGCGTGTCACCGGACGAAAAAACCTTGCGCTGGCAAGCCAAAAACCAGTGGTTCGGAAGCAGCGGGTTCGAAGAAGTTACCAGCTACGCACTAGGGCTGCATCAGAAGCTAGTCAATACCGGGGTCGATCCCCGCAGTGATGAGTATTTCGAGCAAATTGACGCTCGCGTGAAGTCGAAGTTCCCTGAAGTTTTCGGGGGTAACGAAGACAAGTCAAGGTCCGGCGATTCTCACAGACGACCTGCTGCCGTGGTAGCCCCAGCGACACGTTCGACTGGAGTTAGAAAAGTTCAATTGACAAAGACCCAGCAAGCGCTGGCTAGGAAATTGGGCTTAACCGATAAGCAATACGCTGAACAAGTAGCAAAACTGGAGAATTGAAATGACTCAAAACCGTACCCCCCGTGACTTAGTTTCACGCGAAAAATCTGCTCGTGCGGTATACGTACCGCCAACATCATTGCCCGACCCAACTCCTGAGCCCGGAGTCGTGTTTCGCTGGATAGCGACGCATGTTCTAGGACAGGCTGACCCAACCAACGTGTCTCGTAAGATGCGCGAAGGCTGGGAACCGGTAAAGGCAGTGGACCATCCAGAACTGCAATTGTTCGGAAATGCAGCCACAGGCAACGTAGAAATCGGCGGACTCATGCTTTGCAAGATGTCTAAAGAACAAGCGGATGCCCGTGACGAGTATTACAACGCGCAAGCGCAGAACCAGATGGATTCAGTGGACAACCACTTCATGCGAAACAATGACCCGCGCATGCCGCTGTTTAGTGACCGCAAGTCATCAACCAGCCGTGGCGGATTTGGTTCAGGTTCTAAGTAAACTAGGAGTCCTTAAATGGCATCTACCGCTTCTCCCTACGGCTTCAAACCCGTAAACGAGATTGGGGGCCTACCATACGCTGGTAGCACTCGATCTTTCGCCCTTGACCCAGCAGGTTATGGCACCAACATTTTCAACGGTTCGTTGGTTTATGTTGCCACTACCGGCTACTTGCAGCTCGTCACCGCTGACGGCTCCGATGGCACAACCAATGCGTTCCCCGCAGGTACTACCCTGACTGGCGCTGTTGGCGTGTTCGTGGGCTGTTCATACGTGAACGCTCAAGGTCAAACTGTGTTCTCACAGTACTACCCTGCTAGCGCATTGAACGCTGTGGCTTTCGTCGTTGACGATCCAAACACCGTGTTCCAAGTGCAAGCTGATGGTTCTTTGACTATCGCTGCTTTGGGTGCAAACGTGACCTTGGCTAACGCCCAGTCCACAAGCACTGGCTCTACCACTACTGGTAACAGCAACGTGGCAATCAGCGCAACCACCAAGACAACCACTGCTCCTTTCCGCGTGATCGGCTTCCCCAACATGGTGGGCTTCTCTGTGGTCGGCGATGCTTACACTGACACTTTCGTCAAGTGGAACCCCGGTTGGCATTCATATACCAACGTTGTTGGCCTGTAAGGAGTAAATACAAATGGCAATTTCACGCGCACAACTGCTCAAAGAACTGCTGCCCGGCTTGAACGCTTTGTTCGGCATGGAATACGCACGCTACGGCGAAGAGCACAAAGAAATCTACGAAACAGAGAAATCTGAGCGTAGCTTCGAAGAAGAAACCAAGTTGGCCGGCTTCGGTGCAGCTCCTGTTAAGAACGAAGGTTCTGCCATTGCTTATGACAATGCGCAAGAAGCGTTCACAGCGCGCTACAACCACGAAACCATCGCCTTGGGTTTCTCGATCACTGAAGAAGCGATTGAAGACAACTTGTACGACAGCCTGTCTGCTCGTTACACCAAGTCTTTGGCTCGCGCCATGGCCTATACCAAGCAAGTGAAAGCTGCTGCCGTTATCAACAACGGTTTCAGCGGTAGCTACTTGGGCGGCGACGGTGTGTCCTTGTTCGGTGTGAACTCTGGCGGCAGCCGCGTTGGTCACCCCTTGGTGAACGGCGGCGTTAACTACAACAGCCCAACTGTTGCAGTTGACTTGAACGAAACTTCGTTGGAAAACGCTGTGATTCAGATCGCTGCTTGGACTGACGAACGTGGTCTGTTGATCGCTGCTAAGCCTGTCAAGTTGGTGATCCCACCAGCATTGATGTTCACTGCCAAGCGCTTGCTCGACACCGAATTGCGTGTCGCAACTGCTGACAACGACATCAACGCGATCAAGCAAATGGGTGCAATCCCCGGTGGCTACACTGTCAACCACTTCTTGACAGACAGCAACGCTTGGTTCTTGACAACTGACGTGCCTAACGGCTTGAAGCACTTCGAGCGTATGCCTTTGTCTAACAGCATGGACGGTGACTTTGACACCGGCAACGTGCGTTACAAGGCCCGCGAGCGTTACAGCTTCGGCTGGTCTGATCCCCTCGGTATGTGGGGTTCTGCTGGCGCCTAATCAGCGACATAAGAAAAGAGGCTTCGGCCTCTTTTCTTTTATATAAAACAGGTGTATATTCACCACATCCCCGGGGTTCTCCGGTGTATCTGACAAGTCCCGGCTTGACGACATGCAGACAGATACGCCCAACTTGCATGTAAGGAAAAAGACATGGCACGCACTACATTCTCCGGCCCAGTACGCTCTTTGGGTGGTTTCTACAACCAAGGCCCAGACACCGTTATCAACTTGGCCAACGGCACCAACACTGTGACTTTGGACGTGGCTACTTATGCTGGCCGCATCATCCGCACCAATGACGCAACATTGGTCATCACTTTGCCCGCAATCAACACGACTGCCAACTCGCCTAACAACGGCCCCGGCACCCCTCCTTCGACTGTGAACAACGTCGGTACCAGCTACACCTTCTTCGTTGAGACCACCGCTTCGGCCTTGTCCATCGTGACAAACGGCACCGACAAGTTTGTGGGTTCTTTGTTGATGGTTGACACCGACAGCTCTGGCGCTGCTACTGGCTACGCCCCTGCTTCAAGCAACGACGTCATCACCTTGAACGGTACTACCACCGGCGGTATCGCAGGCTCGATGATTACTGTGACTGTCTTGGCGGCTGCCAAATACATGGTTTCTGGCGTTGTGTTGGGTTCTGGCACTGTTGCCACACCGTTCGCTGACGCTTAATAGGGGGTCGTTATGACCATGCAAACCGACGTCTCCAGTGCCACAGCTACGGCTGACGGCACTCTGGTAGCACAACCCACACGTATTCGTGGCATCATGATTACGACCACCTCTTCTGCAGGTTCAGTCGTATTGAAAGATGGCGGCTATTCCGGGACCGCCAAGATCACTGTGAACACCCCTGCGGTGGCAGAGATTTTCAATGCGTTGATTCCTGCGGAGGGCGTTCGTTTCACGACAGACGTGTACGTGGACGTGACCAACGTTTCTTCCGTGACTGTGTTCTATGGCTAAGTCGCCCGCATGGCAACGCAAAGAGGGCAAGAACCCCAACGGGGGTTTGAACGCCAAAGGCCGTGCCTCTGCCAAAAAGCAGGGCATGAACCTGAAGCCCCCTCAACCAGAGGGCGGCTCACGCCGCGACTCTTTTTGCGCACGCATGAAAGGTATGAAGTCCAAGTTGACTTCAGCCAAGACTGCCAAAGACCCGAACAGCCGCATCAATAAATCCTTGAGAGCATGGAACTGCTGACATGAAAGACCCTTTCACACAGCTCGACGAATCGACCAAGTATTTGCTGGACGGTGTGTCATTAATCGCCACGCTAGGAAGCTTGATTGAAATGCTACCAACGATTTCTGCTTTGCTCAGTATTGTCTGGGTGAGCATCCGCATTTACGAAACAGACACCATCCAAGGGTTGCTGGGACGTAAAAAACCCCCAACCGACGAGTAATTTTTAAGGAGGCCACCATGGCTAAATCATCTGGAAACGGCATCACCAAAGCCAAAATGGGTTCAGTTCGCACCGCAGCTCCCAGCCGCGACGGTATTGCTGCCAAGGGTAAAACCAAGGGCAAACAAGTTGTCATGAAGGGCGGCAAGCCTCTGGGTATGTGCGGCGGCGGCATGGCCAAAGGCAAGAAGTAATCATGATGGCCAGCCGTGGTATGGGGGCCATCGCCCCCAGCAAAATGCCCAAGGCTAAGACGATCACCCGCAAGGATGATCCGAACAAGGTCACCATGTACGCCAAGGGCGGAGAGGTTTGGGACAAGGCTCGACCAAAAGGTCTGGGCCCCTCAAAGAAACTTAGCCCCGCCAAAAAGGCAAGCGCAAAGGCCATGGCCAAATCGGCAGGCCGTCCGTACCCCAACTTGGTGGACAACATGCGCGCAGCAAGGAGCAAATAATGGCTGAGAAGTGGATTCAAAAAGCGATTAAGAAGCCCGGCGCGCTGCATAAGCAGATGGGTGTGCCCGAAGGGAAGAAAATCCCCGCAGGCAAGCTGGCTGCCGCGGCCAAAAAGCCCGGTAAGCTGGGCCAACGCGCACGTCTGGCGCAGACTTTGAAGAAGATGAAATAAATGGCAAACACCTCCGGCTCCACTGGTTTTAACCTCGACTTGACCGAGTTGGTCGAGGAGGCGTTCGAGCGCGTGGGCTCGGAGATGCGCACCGGTTACGACTTGAAGACCGCACGTCGGTCTTTGAACCTTCTGTTCGCTGATTGGGCGAACCGTGGCGTGAATATGTGGACGTTTGAGCAGGGCACCATTGACTTGGTGCAAGGCCAGAACACCTATGCGCTGCCTAACGACACCGTTGACCTATTGGAGCACGTGATCCGCACGCAAGCCAACCAGCAATCAAACCAAGCAGACTTGACGATCACACGCATCAGCGTGTCGACCTACGCAACGCTGCCAAACAAGTTGCAACAGGCCCGTCCGATTCAAGTATGGGTGCAGCGCATGGACGGCCAGCAATCGCTGACATCTACGTTGGATGGTGCGATCACTTCGACAGACACAGAAATTACCTTGGCTGACGCCACGGGCCTGCCGTCAACAGGCTTCATTAAAATTGACAACGAATACATCCAGTACGGCTACATCACAGGCAACACGTTGTACAACTGCTTCCGCGGCCAGAACAATTCAACCGCTGCTTCGCACCTGACCGCTGCGTCCGTCTACTGGGCGCGTCTTCCTGCGGTAACCGTGTGGCCAACACCTGATGGTGCTCAGACATACCAGTTCGTTTACTGGCGCATGCGCCGCGTGCAAGATGCCGGCGGTGGTGTGAACGTGATGGACGTACCTTTCCGCTTTGTGCCTTGCATGACAGCAGGACTGTCGTACTACTTGGCGCTCAAAGTCCCCGGTGGGCTCGAGCGTTTGGGCGTGCTTAAACAGCAGTACGACGAGGCTTGGGAGATTGCCGCAGGCGAAGACCAAGAGAAGGCCGCAGTTCGTTTTGTGCCGCGCCAGCAGTTTATTGGCGGTGGTTTCTAAATGGGAAATCGGTTCGCATCCGGCAAATACAGCATCGCGCAGTGCGATCGCTGTGACGGACGCTATAAGCTCAGCGAGTTACGACGTGAAGTCGTCAAAACCAAGAACTACGAGCTCTTGGTGTGCAATGCTTGCTGGGACCCAGATCAGCCGCAGTTGCAGTTGGGTATGTACCCTGTGGATGACCCACAAGGTGTGCGCAATCCTCGCCCAGATCGCAGCTACATTACGTCTGGCACAACAGGCTTACAGATTCTCAACGGCAACAGCACTTCGATTAACGAACAAGGTTTCCAGTCTGAGGGTAGCCGTGACATTCAATGGGGGTGGAACCCTGTTGGTGGCTCGAGCTTAGACGACAATGGACTCACGCCAAATTACTTGGCTTTGTTCGTTGAAATTGGTACAGTAACGATAGCCACAACGTAAGGAGTCCACATGGACAAGAAAGACCTGAAACAAGACAAGAAAATGATCGCTTCTGCCGTGCACAAGCATGAGAAGGCCAAGCACAAAGGCATGCCCTTGACCAAGCTGAAAGCTGGTGGCAAGACAAACAGCGACATGTTGAAATATGGCCGCAACATGGCCAAGGTGATGAACCAGCGTTCTTCTGGTCGCGGAGGCTAATATGGCTGAGTACAAACAACCCAAGAGCGCACCCATCCAAGCGGCGGGTGTGGCTGACAACAAAAAGTATTTGCGCGAACTGAACCAGTCCGCTGCGAATGCGCACAGCAACGACTACAAAGGCACCAAGACTGACGGCATTAAAATCCGTGGTACCGGTGCGGCTACAAAAGGTTTGATGGCTCGCGGCCCAATGGCATAACATGACCTACGACGAACTCTTCGCAGCGATTCAGTCTTACACGGAAAACCAATTTCCGGAGACTTACCTTGCCGATGGCAGTGCTGTGTCTTCAACGACACAGATCAACACTTTCATCCAGCAGGCGGAGCAGCGCATCTTTAACACGGTGCAGTTTCCATCGTTGCGCAAGAACGTCACAGGTACCACTACAGCCAACAACAAGTATCTTTCGTGCCCTAGCGATTTTTTGTCGGCGTATTCTTTGGCGGTTATTGACGCCGCCGGGGTGTATGAGTACTTGTTGAATAAGGACGTGAACTTCATCCGTCAAGCGTACCCACAACCTACCGACACCGCGCTGCCCAAGTATTACGCCTTGTTTGGGCCAACGACAACCAACGACGCAACGCCAATCATCACAGATGAGCTTTCGTTCATCTTGGGCCCCACACCCGACGCTGCTTACAGCGTTGAGCTGCACTATTACTACTACCCTGAGTCTATTGTTGATGCGGCTGACGGGCGTACTTGGTTGGGTGACAACTTTGATTCCGTGCTGTTGTACGGTTCGTTGGTTGAGGCTTACACCTTCATGAAGGGTGAGACTGACATGGTTCAGTTGTACGACGCCAAGTACAAAGAAGCGCTCATGTTGGCTCAACGTTTGGGTGACGGTCTGGAGCGCAGCGACGCATACCGTAGTGGGCAGTTCCGGCTGCCCCCACTACCTCAGAATAACGGGGTCAAGTAATGGCCATTGCACAAGGCGCGACCAACACATTCAAGCTAGGACTGCTCAACGGCGACTACGACTTGACTTCCGGCAGCTTCAAGATTGCTTTGTTCGACGGCACCGCTTCGATCGGTCCGGAGACAACCGCGTACACATCGGGTATGACAGGCGAGGTCGTGGCTTCTGGCTACACCGCGGGCGGCGAGGCGTTGACCATCACACAAGCGCCAACAATCGGTACGCAGACAGGCAACGCCACGGTGTATTTGTCTTTTGCCAACGTGACTTGGAACGCGGCGCTGACTGCACGCGGCGCTTTGATTTATCAGGTGGGTTCTGGTGACCCCTCTGTGTGTGTACTGGACTTTGGTGCAGACAAAACTTCAACCACAACTTTCACGGTGCAGTTCCCTGCTGTCACCAGCACAGCGGCAATCATCCGCATCTCGTAAGGAGCACTCATGTCTATCGAAAAAGCAAAATCAACCGATCAAGTATCCGCAGGGCTCGTGGCCCGTCCCGGCTCCGACGAGCGCATCAAAGCTGGTGGTGTGTTCACCTTCCAGTGTTTTGACAAAGATGGCAACCTAAAGTGGGAAGAACGTACCCACAACCTCGTGGTGAATACCGGCTTGCAATACATGAACACTCAGTTCTTCAAGGGTAGCGCCTACACCGCCGCTTGGTACTTGGGTTTGATTACAGGCCCCGGTTCTGGCACAGCCTACTCTGGCTCTGACACTTTGGCTTCCCATGCTGGTTGGACTGAGTTCACTAACTACTCTGGCGCACGTAAGGCTTTGACTTTTGGCACCGCTACAACTGCTGACCCTTCAGTGATCGACAACTCTGCCTCTGTTGCCCAGTTCACCATTTCTGGTGGTGGCGGCACTGTGGCCGGTGGGTTCTTGGCTACTGTTGACAGTGGCACATCGGGCACCCTGTTCTCTGAAGCTGACTTTGAATCACCCGGTGACCGCGTGGTTGTGGCTGGCGACACATTGAACGTTACCTACACATTCAGCCTCGACGCTGCTTAATCCAAGGGAGTAGCCCATGCTTGGGTACATCCCTCTTTCCGCTGCGCCCTTTGACGTATCAAACACAGGGTTACTGTATGCCTCCGCCGTGGCTGAGTCTGCGGTGGCTGCCATGTTGGTCGCTGCGCGAGCGTCTTTCACGCCAACAAATTCTGAGACAGCGGTAGGCTCCGACGCAGTTAACGCAGCAGGTTCAATTTACAACCCAACGGTTAGCGTGTCCGCCGCTGGTCTAGACACTGTTAGCGTAGCTGCATCGTCTTTTGGGGCGTCTTTAACTGCAAGCATCACTGGGGATGATGTGGTTTCCTCGCTGATTGACTTTGGTTCTGCCATATCCGAATCCGTCACCGGCGACGACAGTATTTCTGTATTGGTTGATTGGGCGGTAGCGGTGGCTGAGACTTCCGTGGCCAGCGATGCTTTTGCTGCTTTTGCCGCGTATCTAGCGGCGCTTTCCGAAACGGCGCAGGGCGCAGACCTTGTATCCCACACAGTCACGTTTAACTCTGAAATTGCTGAGGGTGTATCCGCCATCCAGACGGTTGCGGCACAGCTTGCTTTTGCAGTGGCGTTGTCCGAGTTGGCTGTGGCGGATGACGCGGTTACTGTGGCCCCGTCGGTATTCAACGCAACGGTTGCAAACGCTGTTCAGGCTGTCGATTCGGTCTTGGCTTATGCGGTGTTTGTTGCTAACATACAGGCAGGTGCGACAGCCGCAGATCAGTTTATTGGCGCGTTCCTGTGGAACGTAATCAACGACGCTCAGAACGCCGGATGGGGCAATGTAAATGACGCGCAAACCGCTGGATGGGGAGCGTTGAACACGGCACAAACGGCAAGCTGGGCGACAATCCAAGACAGCCAATCTGCTGACTGGGGTACGGTTAATGATAGCCAGACCCCGAATTGGCAAGGCATCAAGACACAAACGTAAGGCAGCACATGGCAATCGTCTTAAAAGATCGAGTCAAAGAAACAACCAACACAACGGGCACGGCTGATTTTGTGTTGGCTGGTGCCGTGGGCGGGTTCCAAGCTTTTTCTGCTGTAGGTAATGGCAACACAACATATTACGCCGCAGTAGACCCAGCCACAGGTGACTGGGAAGTGGGTATTGGTACGTACTCTACAACCGGCCCGACGCTTACTCGCGATACCATTCTTGAATCAAGTGCTGCTGGCGCAAAGATTAGTTTTGGTGCTGGCGCCAAAGATGTGTTTGTCACATACCCCGCTGAAAAGGCAATCTACGAAGAGCAAGCCGGTAACGTTTTAATCGACGGCGGCCCTATTACAGTGATCGGTAACGGCGTTACTGGGTACACAACTTTCTCAGCCGCATTGGGGGAGATGTACGCTGACGTCAACTCATTTGCACAGTTCTATGCACAAAACCTGAACGATGGCTCAGAGGCATCCGCTGACTTTGTTGCGTACAACGATCTGGGTGACGGCACGTATAACTTTGTGGACATGGGCATCAACAGCTCAAACTATTCGTCTGCAACTTACCCAATCTTCACGCCCGGTTCTGCATACTTGTTCAACGATGGTGGGGAGATGTTTGTTGGCAGTGCCACCGACGATTTGGTGTTGTTTGCTGGCGGCACAGATGTAGCTGATGAGGCTGTACGCATCGACAAGACAACCAAGGCTGTCACGACACAAGCGGGCATGACTTTGGGCGGCGCGCTGACTGGAGTTGGCGGCTCATTTACTCAGGCGGTCACTTCTACCTCTACCTCCATCACATCCCCAGCAAACAACGAGTTTGTGACTAAATCGTATGTGGACAACGCCACATCGACCGGCATCCACATCCATACCCCTGTTACTGCCGAGACAAGCGCGGCCCTGTCTGCGGTTTATACCCAAGGCGGTACGACATTCAACATCACCGACATCACCGGTACCAATACTGTTGTAACGTCAACCACCCACGGTTTGGCTGTCAATGACCAGATTTGGCTGACCACAACTGCCGGTAACGGCCTGTCTACCAATACAGCGTACTTCGTATACGCTACACCAACGACAACTTCGTTGCAGCTCTCCACCACGTACGGTGGCCCACTGCTTACCGGCCTGACCAACGCATCGGGGTTGTCTTATGCCACCCGCGCCAATTCTGGTGTGGGCGCATATCTTGAAGCGTCAGCCAACCAAGCGCTACCTATTTCGGGTGTGACTACAAACGACCGCGTGTTGGTGTACAACCAATCGACTGGGTATTGGAACGGTGTCTACACCGTAACGGCTTTGGGCTCTGTTGGTTCCAAGTGGAAGCTGACCCGCGCTACTGACGCGAACCAGTACCAACCAGATAACACTTCTGGTATGGGTGCGGGGGACTATTTCTTTGTGCAGTCGAACTCAGAGTCGTATGTTCTGACAGACCCTGTTGGGCCAATCATCATTGGCTACGACGCAATCACATACACCCTGTTCTCATCGGTGCCCGTCTACACAGGCACATCGCCTATCGACGTCACCGGCACAGTCATTTCTTTGACCACGGTTCCAGCTACGCTGGGTGGCACGGGTACGGCTACTGTCGCCACTGGTGATCTGCTGTACGGTTCGGCCACAAACACTTGGTCTAAGCTGGCCGCTGGCCCTGCCTATAAATCGCTGGTGATGAACGCTGGCGGTACCAACGTCGAGTGGAACGCTGTCGCTCTGAACCAATCAGGTGCTGTGTCTGGGTCTCTTCCTGCCACCAACGGTGGCACAGGGTTGACTTCGTATAACGTGGGCGAGTTGATCTACTCAAACACGACCACAACGTTTGACGTCGTTACCCGCAACACCACCACAACCAAGAAGTTTTTAAGCCAGACAGGCACGGGCACCTCTGCGCAGGCTCCTGTGTGGGAACAACCAGCCGCATCTGACATCACAGGTTTAGCACCATCAGCCACAACGGATACAACCAATGCCGCTAACATCACTTCGGGTACTTTACCGGCAGCACGGCTTAATGGTTCTTACACAGGAATTACTGGCGTCGGCACTCTTACTGCTGGTACTTGGAACGGCAGCACTATTGGTGCTACTTATGGCGGCACTGGCCTTACCTCTTACGCTGTGGGAGATTTGGTCTACGCAGATACGACGACATCGTTAGCCAAGTTGCCGGACGTTGCCACGGGTAACGCTTTGATTTCTGGCGGTGTTGATTCTGCTCCCTCGTGGGGCAAGATTGGTTTGGCCACTCACGTAAGCGGCACGCTTCCTGTTACAAGCGGTGGCACAGGCGTTACCACTTCTACCGGCACAGGCTCTGTGGTGCTGTCTGACAGCCCCACGCTTACTACTGCCACTTTGAGCAGCCCAACGATGACAACGCCCAACTTGGGTACACCGTCTGCGGCAACGCTTACAAACGCTACGGGCCTTCCACTGTCCACAGGGGTAACGGGTAATTTGCCCGTGACCAACCTCAACAGCGGCACCAACGCTTCTTCTGGCACCTACTGGCGCGGAGATGGCACATGGGCACCGGCGGTAAACACTGCGGGGTCTTACACACGCACGTCATTCACAGCCACCGCCGCGCAAACAACCTTCAGTGTTAACTACACTGTTGGCTATGTCGAGGTTTATCTCAACGGCGTGCTGCTCAACGCAAGCGACTACACAGCCAGCAGCGGTACATCTGTTATTTTGGCTACAGGCGCGACTGCGGGCGACATTGTTGAATGTATTGCTTATGCGACGGGCACAACAATCCAGTTGCCAATTGACTTGGCTAGCCAAGTAACAGGTACGTTACCTATAGCAAACGGTGGCACAGGCACAACATCGACGCAATTTGTAAATCTTGCGTCTAATGTCACAGGAAATCTACCTGTAACCAACTTAAACAGCGGTACCAGCGCGTCTTCGACTACGTTCTGGCGCGGTGATGGCACTTGGGCGCAGGCAGGTTTTGCTAGCGGAACAACTATGTTGTTTGTGCAGACAGCCGCCCCGACAGGGTGGACAAAAAGCACTACCCACGACAATAAAGCATTACGTGTTGTTTCTGGAGCTGCGTCTTCTGGCGGTTCTGTTGCATTTACAACCGCGTTTGCTAGCCAAGCGGTTAACGGTAGCAACGCAAGCACAACTGCGACTAACCAAAATACAACTGCTACAGGTTCGGTTTCTACTAGCACGTCGGTTAGCTTGTCTGTTTCTGGTTCGGTGTCCTCAACAACTTTGGCTGAATCACAAATTCCAAGTCACGTTCACGGCGTGCCCGGCAACATATCAAACAGTAGCGGCTCCCCATACCGCATTTTGTCAAATACCAACAGCACGCCAAACGTTACCAACAACACCAACGCTACGGGTGGTGGCGGCTCACACACGCACGGGTATACGCCATCTTCATACACAGGTTCGTCGTCTAGCTCGTTTACTGGCACTGCACACACGCACACACAAGACGCGCACACGCATACGTTTACTGGTACAGCTATTAACTTGGCTGTACAGTATGTCGATGTGATTATTGCAACGAAGGATTAACATGGAACTCAAAGCAGGGAATTTTTGCCCACTTATTAAAGACGACTGCGTTGGTCTAAAGTGTTCTTGGTTTACCCAAGTTCGCGGTACCAACCCAAACACCGGCAAAGAGGTTGACGAGTGGGCTTGCGCAACTGCGTGGCTACCGATGCTGTTGATTGAAAACAGCCAGCAGCAACGTCAAACAGGTGCGGCAGTTGAGTCTTTCCGAAATGAAATGGTGAAGTCAAACGAAGTAGGACAGCAGGTTTTGTTAGCTTCTATTCAGGCGAACCCAAACATTCAGATCACACGAGGATAAATATGAGAGTAACCGTAATTAATTCCGACAAAGCCATTGGCGTAGCAGGCGAGTTTTTTACTGGTCTGCCGTTTGTTCTCGATCCGGCTATTCACGCAATTCAATGGTACGACACTTGGGGTGAAGTTGAACACGCAATCACTTTGGTGGATGGTCGCCCCTTTAAGTCAGAGAACACGGTTATTACTGACTTTACGCCCTACGAGCCGTTGGTCGCTGTCTGGCAGCAAGCCAAAGACGCCCAACTAGCGGCTATAGCCGAAGCCATCGCTAAAGAAGCAGCTGCTGCAGCTACACAAACTCAAGAAACCCCGACACCATGACCTTATCACGCAACTTAGCTAACACCGGTCAGCTTGTTAACAGCAGTGGTCAAGTAAACCTTGCTACTGGTGTGTCCGGTACATTATCAGCCGCGAATGGCGGTACAGGCACTACTTCATCTACAGGTTCAGGCTCGGTGGTTTTGTCTACTAGCCCCGTCCTTACCACGCCCAACTTGGGCACACCATCTGCGGCCACACTCACAAATGCAACTGGGTTGCCAATTTCTACCGGCGTGTCTGGTTTAGGCACCGGTGTGGCTACATTCTTGGCCACGCCTACTAGCGCCAACTTAGCATCTACTGTTTCGGACGAAACGGGTTCGGGTGCCTTGGTGTTTGCGACCAGCCCAACATTGGTTACCCCCAACTTGGGCACGCCATCGGCTGTCAACCTTACAAACGCCACCAGCGTGCCGCTTAACCAAGGCACCGGTAACCTAGCCGTTGCGCGATTTAACAGCGGCACCGGCGCATCGACATCTACCTTCTGGCGCGGTGATGGTACTTGGGCTGCGGGTGTTTCAGGGCCCACCGGCCCCACCGGCCCCACCGGACCTACGGGAAGCCCCGGACCCACGGGCCCAACCGGACCTACTGGCCCTACCGGCCCCTCTGGTAACAACGCTTTGCGTTTGTGGGTTAACTGGAACGGCCAAGGCGGTGCGACAATTCGCGGGTCTAGCGGCGTATCTTCTGTGTCTAGAGGTGGCACAGGCGACTACACGATTAACTTTTCATCGTCTGTTGGCGACACCAACTACGCCATTTCCGCCGCTGGTTTTACCTACCCCGGTGGCGGTGCGGCATCAGGCGTTCAAATGAATGAAAGCGGCAGCGGCAGCTCCACATATACACGCACCGCTTCGTCTATTAGGTTGCAGTCGCTCTGGTCAACTGGCACAAACTTAAATGATACATTCTCCGGCAACCTTGTCGTATATAGATAACGGGAGTTTTTAATGAGCGCACTGCAAGAGTATGTGATTATTTACCCAAACACCGAAACAGGCGGGGTTATCATTGTTTCACCTGCGCCAGATTGCGGCTTATCTCTTGAGGCTATTGCATTGAAAGATGTGCCGCCGGGTGTGCCGTACAAATACGTACACCGAAACAATCTGCCATCTCAATCTGATTTTGTGTTCTTCGACGCTTTTGAAGCTGATTTTTCTAACCCTGACGGTAATGGTGCAGATTATGGTTTTGGCTCAACTAATGAAGTTGTTGGTTGGAGCAATGGATTTCCTGTTTTGAAAGGCCCAACATGATTACTATTAACGTAACTAAAGCAAAAGTTATTGCGCACACCATCCGTCGTGAAAAACGTGCGGAAGAGTTCAAGCCTTTTGATGAAGTAATTTCCAAACAAATACCCGGGACCGACGCGGTTGCCGCCGAAGAGGCGCGACAAGCAATTCGTGACAAATACGCAGCCATGCAGCAAGATATTGATGCCGCCACAACGTCCGATGAAATTAAAGCGCTTCTGTCATGAGCAAACACCTACCTATCTGGTTCCTTGGGCAAATCCCAACCGATCTGTGCGACATGGCGGCGGCAGACTATATGCGCCTCGAGGCTCGAGACGCTACTATGGGCGCTAATGGCGACGAGCTGTCACACCTCAATCGAAACACTACTGTTCGTTTTGCTGAGAAGGGGCATTGGTTTGGCTCTATCCTTCGAGGGCATGGTCTTCAGGCAAACAAAACTTGTGAGTGGGGGTTTGAAATTGACGACCATGAAGCTGTGCAATATGCGCACTATGGTGTTGGACAGCACTACGGCTGGCACGTGGACAACTTCCCGTTAGCCGGTTTACCCACCGATCGTAAGGTGAGTGTGGTGTGCCTCATGTCCGACCCGTCGGAATTTGAGGCTGGGGAGTTGCAGATTCGTCTCTACTCAGAATACACTGCGCCATTGGCCAAAGGGTCTGTGATTGCGTTCCCCTCGATTCTTGAACACCGCGTCACGCCTGTCACATCAGGACTTCGCGCAACCGCAACCATGTGGCTCAACGGCCCCCGATTCAAATAAGGACACGACATGTCTTCTTCTTACTCTCCCGATCTTCGCATCGAACTCATTGGCACCGGCGACCAAGCGGGTGTGTGGGGTGCGACGACAAACAACAACATGGCTTACGTGCTTGAGCAGGCCATCGCCGGATATGTTTCGGTTGCTGTATCTTCAGCCAACCAAGCCTTCACCTACTTGAACGGTGCCACTTCTGTGTCGTCCGACAACCAATCGGTGCACGCTTCGCTTGCGTTGACTACATCCACCGGTGCCAACTTCGCTGTCTATGCGCCCCCAGCGTCTAAGCAGTACACCATCTACAACGCATCAGCTTACACAGCGACGATCTACAACTCAACTGTGATCGGCAACACAACCGCTGCCGGTACGGGCGTAGCCATCCCCGCTGGTAAGACGATGACTGTGTGGAGCGACGGTACAAACTTCGCCCAGCAAAACACACATCTGATCTCCCCAACTATTGCAACGGCTACGCTGACAAGCCCAACAATGACAACGCCTGCTTTGGGCACACCTGCTTCGGGTACGTTGACAAACTGCACGGGCTTGCCTGTGTCTACCGGCGTTTCTGGTTTGGGTACAGGCATCGCCACAGCCTTGGCTGTTAACACTGGCTCTGCTGGCGCACCGGTGCTGTTCAACGGCGCTTTGGGTACTCCGGCCTCGGGCACCATGACAAACGTATCGGGCACTGCTGCGTCTCTTACAGCCGGTGCTGCACAACAACTGACCACAACCAACTGGACTGTGGTTGAGTCTGGCGGATACATCTACTTCAAGTATGGCGGCGTGAACAAGTTGCGCCTTGACTCTTCTGGCAACCTCGTGGCTGCCGGTAACGTGACTGCTTACGGAAGCATCTAAGATGACCGTCCCAACATCAAACATCAGCTTGACCGACATCCAAACTGAGTTTGGTGGGTCTAACCCCGCGTCTCTCAGCGAATACTATGCTGGCGGCACCTATGTGCCCCCCGGCACTCTGGGTTACCCCGGTGGTGTGTCTACGGCCATCCCCGTTTCAGGCGCCATTTCTTTGGCCAACTTTGCTGGCGCAACTAGCGACATTGCTCTTGCAGTATTGGTTGTTGGTGGTGGTGGCGGTGGTGGCGGCGGTTGGGCTGGTGGTGGTCTACCCGGCGGTTCGGGTGGCTTTATTGCAGCTACGCTTACCCTCAACAAAAGCTCTAGCGTGACAGTCACTGTTGGTAGCGGCGGCACAGGCGGGCGTGGTACAGGCGCGTCATCTGCTCAACCCACCGTTGTGGCTACCGCAGGTAGTACAAGTTCTTTTGGCGCATACGCTTCCTCAACAGGCGGCGGTGCAGCAACTGCAACTGCCTCGGGCAGTAATGGCTCTGGCTCTGTGGGTGGCGGTGCTTCGTCAACTACGTCGTACTCTACTTACGGCTTCCCATCTTCTGGCGGCGCTACTGGTACAAGCGGCAACCCTAGTGTGGGCCGTGGGGGTGGTGGCGGCGGCGGTGGCTACTTCGGCGGCGGTGGCGGTGGCGGTGGCTCATCTGTCCAAACCGGCGGTGCTGGTGGAGCAGGTGCTAACTCTTCAAATAGTGGCGGTACCGGCGGTACTTCTGGCGGCCAAAACGGCGGTGCTGGTGGTGGCGGTGCTGGTGGTTCTGGTTCGGGTACAGGCGCTAATGGTGCAAACGGCCCTGCTGGCGGTGCTGGTGGTACAGGTGTAGCTACCGGTGGTTCTGGCGGTAACGGTGCTGGTGGTGGTTCTGCTAGCGAAAACGCTGGTGGTGGCGGCGGTGGCGGTGGTGGGGCTGTTGTTGTCAGCTACGCGGGTTCGTCCGCTGTGTTCACCGGCGGCTCTATCTCCTACTCTGGTGGCCGAGTGTTCCACTACTTCTACACCAGCGGAACTTTAGGGGCCTACTAATGTGGACCCGTTCAGCCTACTCATGGCAGCACAAGCGACCGTTGCGGCAATCCGCAGTGGGTGTGAGATGTTGTCTCAGGGTAAGGCTGAAATTACAAAGACGAAAGCGGCAATTGAAAAGGCCGTCTCTGATGGTAAAGCGATTTATTCAGAGCTCATCGGTCTTTGGGACTGGATTACCAGTTTATTCGGTGCTGCACCGTCGAGCGCTAAAGCTGCTCCTCCTGTCAAGAAAGACGGGCCGAGTGTGCGTAGCCGAGCAGTCACATACAAACCAAAGCCCGTTGACCAACTGAGCTACGAGGAGTACCAGACCCAAGCAATCCACCAGATTTGCGAACAGCTAAAGACCTTCTTTGAAATCCGACGCCAACTCCAAGAGTACTGTCACGATCTTGAGGAAGAATCCAAAACCACAACCGACATCGAAGGCGCAGCGCTAGACAGGATTCAGATCGAAATGCAGCTTGAACAGATGACCGTCCAGATTCGAGAGACCATGATCTACACGCCCAAAGACATCGGGTTGCAGTCGATCTACACAAGGTTCTTGAAGATGTACGATCAGATTTTGGAAGAGCGTGAGTTTGACCGAGCGTTGAAACGCAAACAGGAAATTGACGCAAGATGGCAACGCGAGTACCAACAAACACTTCTTCTGGCAAAGCTGGGGTACGCAGTGGTAGTGGGAATCGTGGCAGCGTGGATGACGGCGTTGTTTTCCGTTCTATGAAGGAGTTCTACTGGTGGGTTGCAATCGTCACGCTGCTGCTCTTCATAAACTTGATGACATGGGTGGGGCTGGTCTACCAAGACAAGCAGATAAAGAAAACCGAAGCGCTGTGTTTGCGCGCTGAAGAAAAGGAAAAGAAAAATGACCGAAGAAAAAAAACCTCTGACGAGGAGTGAACTTGAAATCATAATCAAGCGCCGCGCCGCGGTTCTCTTGATCGTCCTCGCCGCGCTCGTTGCCGTTAATAGCTTCTTCAAGGATGGGAACTCTGGCCGCATCATGAAGGACATCATCGCCGCCAACAACCAATGGGCTTGGTACCAAGCAAAGAACGTGCG